GTCTTTCTTGCTTTCCTGTTTTGTTCTTCTAACCTATAAACATAAAAGGAAAGGGCAACGGAAAACGTAGTTGTCCGTTATCCATTCTCAGTATTAACAGTATTACATCCTTACATTTCTCTTTAAGGCTTACATTCTATTTCAGATATATGAAAATGTAACCTCTGGAAACTATATGTTACAGAATATATTCTGTTCGATTTATTTTAGTTATATTTCTTATTAAGTCTTTTTCATAGCAGAATATCAAGATGACGAAACTAAACCCTCTTTCATAAGGTATCTCATGTAAAACAAAAGAGTCTTATGCGACTTTGGTTATCATAGTAGTATCTGTCTTATCCTTTGCTATTACTCGACTTTGCGATTATGGTCATGCTGTTTTCATTAGGTTATACAACCAATAATCAATAGAACAGGTAAGATATTTCACTTGCTTCTGGTCTTGTTAATTACTTATCTTTTCTTTTTGATGTAGGCCATTACAGCATACATCTTATCTCTCATGGATAGGATAGTATATAAAGATTATAGTATATATAAGTCTTTTCATACCATTCTATACCACACATATCTTTATATGGCATAGTTTGTAATATATATATTGTAGTTCTATATTCTATAACATATATATTAGATAAGTAGATAAAGTATTACCTATGCTTTCTACTGTAACATATATATCACAACATATAGATTAGAGTATTGTATTGTGTATCATATATAATGTAGTATATAGTAGTATATGGTATGAATATATATACACTTGCTACATATATATACTCTTATGTGATTTGATATATATGTTTCTGTATAACAAACTATATATACCCTATGTAACTATGGCCTGGAAAATATATATCCTATCATATATGACGGAGTAGTGGTGATGTTACTGATAGGTAGTGAAGATACATTACTCTCTCTCCCAAATTTTTATAATTTCTATAAACTATATTTCCCAATATATATATTCAAAACTATATTCTATAAAATACAATTAACCCCTTAATTATAATATCATTTGTTTTAAAATTTTTTTTAATTTATTTCAATACTTATACACTGTTTCTCATTTTTTTTAAATATTTTTCTGTACTTCAGCGTATATTCTGGAATATATAGTTTGGAGTATATACCATTAGCTTTATATAGTCTGCAACATATATATTCGAGTGGTATATATAAAATGTGAATTATGCAATGAGGAATGCAAGTCTACTATGCACAAGACTATCTGTCCTATCCATGGTATTATAGACGAATACTAAGAATTCTAAAATTTCTCAGCAATATTCCTCTTATCTTTCTTATAACAAAGAAAAGTATGAACTTTAACTAAAGAAGCATCAGTGAATTTAACAGGAAACTTATTCTTGGCTTTAATCTTCTCTCCCGGACTCATATCAAAAGCCTTGCACTGGAACAAGCATATAGCTATTCCATTGATAGCTACAACATCAACTGGGCTATGGGAGCCGGCAGTTCTAAACACTATCGGCCATCCTTCTCTTTTTAACCTATTGACTAACTTATTCTCGAATGCATAACCTTTCTTATAATTCCTGTTCATAATGCCATCTCTTTAATGCATAAGCTACATATAGATTTTCCATTGGTTAATTTTGCATCAGCTATCAAAACCTGGCAAAAGTCACAATATTCCATATTCTTTCCATCGAGTTTCATTTTAATCCCTTTAATGCATTTCCCTATGATGTTTCTCACAAACCATGGCAATAGGCATCCTTTCATGGCATCTGTCACAATACTCTGTTTTACATGCCACTACATTGCACTTGGTACAAACCGTCCTGCTTCTCACTGCATATTTTTGAGATTTTGAAGTGGCATATATTTTATATGTATTAGTATGTAATGCATCTACTCTATGTGAATATCTGCGTTCCATAAGATATTGATAGCTTCTTCGTGTCATTTTATAACACCAAACCGTTTCTCTCCGTACCACAATACATAGGTATTGGTGAAATCCTCAAGCCATGTAATAACATCCGGGAATCCCTGCTCTATTGCCATCTTGCTCAATCCTTTGCATACTTCTATAAATCTATCCAATTCTCCTTGGGACAAGGGTCTATATGTATTATCCATCTTAATGAAAGGTAAGTGGTCCCAATCTCTCGCTATGGTAATGACTTCATCGAATTCCTCTGTCCCATAGTACAATTCCATTTCCATGCTGTCATTGCATAGGAAGCAAGTCCCATCCTCATTCTTCTCGTCATAATCGGATTTTATGCATGGGCAGTCATCAAACAGTGGCACTAATTTCATATCGGCATCAAAGACTCCATGATATATTTCATACGAGGAAGGTTCCTATATTTCCTATAATGCTTTTCACATAAGACTCTAATCTTCCCATTGATTGTAATATATTTGTATTTGCCTATGTTTGAACATCGCCTACACTGCATACATATTCACCTTTCCCATAAAATGCAGAACCCACTTTTCCATTTTCCTGTAAGTTTTATCATATTCTTCCCTCTCCCTGGTACGCAATGAACGTATATATTTCATGCATTTTCCATTCGATTTTATCCTGCCCCCATGGGTCTTGCACATGAATGTAAATGATGGGTCTTGCTTGCAGGAAGTCATATATAATGGAATACGTTTCTTATTCAGGAACTTACAATTCTTGCAATGTTTCACCAAGAAACCATCAATTTTAGAAACATCTAATTTTTTACCACAATTAGGACAAATACAAGGCATTCTTTTATATTAAATTTCCTCTTATATATAATTTTGTGTGTTGCAGAATCTATATAAACCAATGAATTCATATATAAGCAATGTTCCGCAGGAAAAAAGAGTTATACATTATTGAACTGCTTGCAGATATTCCGAAGGAAAAGATGGAAGAACTTGACAAAGAAATAAAGAAAGTCGAGAAGGAAACCAATACCAAACTCTTTTTTGTCAATACAAATATCAACGTGAAGCCTGTCAATACAGAGGCAAGAAAATGGGAGAAGAACAACCGAGAGAAGAAAAACCTCTAAAAGTCGGAGCAGGATGGGCAAAAGGGAATGCCATAGGAATCCTTCTGAATGGGGAAAATGAAAATATAACAATGCTTATGCTACCAAATAAGAAAAAGAGAAGGGAGAACTCACCTGACTGGCATATCTTCAAATGGGTTCCGAAAGAAGTGGATACAAGAATTTATAATTATTGCTTTAATTATAAGCCAATAAAAATGGAGGAACAACCATGGAAAACGAAGAAACAAAACAATCAGAACAAATAAGAGATATGAATGAAGAAGTATCGAATCTCGTATATACAAACCTGGACCCATCAATCCTTGAAGGAAAGGTAATGATTGAAAGGGAAGTGAAACTTTTTGCCGGAGGCGGTTACATCTATATGCCGAAGACTTTCCGGGGCAAAAAGGTTAAAATCCTCATAGACAAAGAGGATATCAAGGACATGTCGGGAAAAAAGTTAAAACGGTTTATGACAGGAGTGCATCGGCTTTCGCTACCAGCATCAGAAACGACTTCAATGCCAAAACCAGATTCACCAGTTTCAGAGATCTCCCAATAGAATATATACAATTATGGAAGGCGATACCTCCTAGAGACCGGCGGGCTATAATAACGTATGTAGTCCAGGTATATTTGAACCAGAAAGTTCATTCGCTTACGCCTGAACTAAAGGAAGCACTGGAAAAAGTCCCATTAGTGGACTATTTCAGGATTCGTGAGATAATGTCTACCGAACTGGATAAAAGATTTATGCCCTTGGATGAAAGGATAAATATACTGAAAGAGAGGCTTGACAAACTTGAAAATAAGGACTAGTGTATACGAAGTCGGGGATATAATACTCAACTATTCCCTTGTGGAAAAGATGGATACAGACCAGATTTGGGAAGCCATGAAAGGTCGTGGATATGAGATTACTAAGACTCAAATAGTCGATTATCTCCGGGAAGCCGAATTAAACTCTGCATTATTCCAGAGAAAGGAACTCGGCAGGATGATGGTATCCGCAGTCCGTGAACTTTCAAGACAGGTAAACGATGCCAAACGTTACATAGAGAACTTTGAAATCAACGATGATATGACCATGGGAGAAAAATCGAAACGCATGAAATACCTTTCCATAGCACATGGGATACTCAACAAAGCCGTCAATGATGTGGCAAAGATAACTGGGGAGATACAGGAAAAGAGTCTCAACATTAGCACGGCAGATGTCGTGAATATAGCCCAGATTAAATCTTATTTCTTCCAGGAATTCATGCGGCTTGTTGACGAAGGCAAAGTCGTTATAACTGACGAGGATTTGAAAGCTGATTATGATAGACTTAAGCGAAGCCCCCATCTACTTGGGCGAGGAAACTACGACTATAACATCTCCGAATCTGTCATTCCTTGAATTTGAAGACAGGATAATGCACAGAAAACTGTCAGCTTTTCATAGGGAAGACTTGAAGAAGCTTAATTCTAGATTTCCAGTTTTCATGTGGCCTAGGGGGCATCTCAAGACTACACTCATAACGAAAGATTACAGCATCTATAATGCATGGAAATATAGTGGCGGTTTTGACATTGCAATTTCTTCCGGTGCATTGGAACAATCCATGAAGTTCGTGGAAGAAATCCAGCAATCTATAGAAGAGAATCCATTGCTCCATCATCTTATTCCTAAAAAAAGTGATACATGGAACAAAACTCAGATGAATCTTGCAAATGGAAACAGGTTCTTTGTAAAGCCGTTCAACGATACAAGCAGGGGAATTCATGTCGATCTCATGATTCTGGATGATATACTACGAAATAGGGATATCACACAGGATGAAGTAAGGTATATTTTCTGGTCCGTATTCTTTCCTACAGTTCAGACACGAAAAGGTCAACTTGTTACCATAGGAACTGCCATGACAACTGATGACATACTTCATGAATTGCTCAATATTGCTAATTCCGAAGAAGGTGATGAAAAATATGATATCAAGAAAGCCTGTATAGAAGCGGGTCTTCTTCCTGTTGTCACAAAAAGACAGGCAGTAATTATAGACGATTCTGGAAATTGGAAAGATATATTATGGCCTGAGAAATTTACATTCCATGAACTCAAGGCAATCAAAGCTCTGCAAGGTTCCCTCTATTTTGACAGGGAATACATGAATAATCCAAAAGCAGGAGGGTCTTCAATATTTAGTGAAGAAATGCTTAATAAAAAACATGCTATGGAACTCTCTGCCGGAAGGGATGGATATATGTATTTTCTTGGCGTTGATGTGGCATTATCAGAATCCTCAAGTGCAGACTATTCTGCCTTTATTGTGCTTGAGATAGATGCAAATAAGAATTTAAAAGAAGTTAAAATAGAACGACCAAAAAGAGGCACAGATACAGGGTCACAAATAAAACGCATAAAGGAACTTAATCGTGCATTCAATTTCAGAAAGATTGTCATTGAGGATATGGGTCTGTCAAAAGGAATGGCAAGGGATATGACAGTGGACGATGAATTAAAATTCATAACGGAACCTTTCATAACTAGCCGCCCTGCAAAAGAACTTCTAGTCAGCAGAATAGAGACTGCCTTGACATCGGGACAACTCACGCTTCTTGATAATCCTATACATTTAGATGAATTAAGGAGTTTTGGCATAAAAAAAGACAGAAGCGGAAAGGAAACATATGAAGCACTGGGAGGGCATGATGATACAGTAATGGCTCTTGGAATGGCACTTGAAGCTGCCCTAGGCTCTCTTATCGGAACTGCCGGACTAATCATGCCCTCTAAAGAAGAGGAAGACGAGGATAAATCAATACAGGTATGCCCGGATTGTGTTGAGCAGCTTATAAGCAAAGGATTCAAAAAGTGGTATTGCGAGTTCTGTGATAAGGAGTGGATATTGTAGGAAAAGGTATAAATATACAACACCGACATATATATATGACCTAAATGTATCTTCATATCAACCCAGAAGAAATAAAATCGGACCCCATGGTAAATGATGCTACCGCTATTTCTGTAGTTTCCTATCCTTATGGAAGGATTCCTCCTGTAAATCACACGACATTATGGGATTATTTCAAAAAAAGCCCTGAAATCGTTGCATTGACATCATGCATTGTTGAAGATATACTATCGGATGGATGGTGGCTGGAAGGTGGCAGGAATAACGTCAAGAAAGCCGAGGAGTTTCTTGCCAGGAATAATTCAAAGCAGCTTTTCTCTTCATTCCTTTATGATGTTCTCGTAACCGGAGACGGTTATCTCTATAAAGTCAAGCCATCGGAACTTGAGATGAAATCCATAATAGGACAGGTGATTAAATCAAATCATCAAGATGAAATCAAGACTCTTGGTGAAGAATTCCTATTCAACGAAATCAAGTCCGAACTCGTTGCTTCCAAGGAATATAATAATGTATTCCAGACAAGAGACATAAGACTTCTCGCCTCTTCTACCATGAAGATAGATTATGACAGCCATGGAGTCATAAAGCAGTATATACAGCATGTGGCAAAGGAATTTGCTTATTTCCCTCCCGAAGAAGTATTGCATTTCACATTCACAAATATCAATGGAGAATTCTATGGATTCACTCCTCTAAGCACGGTATTCGATGTCTTGGACATGATACATAATGTCAAGGATTTCGAGAAGAATCTCTTTGACAAGGGTGGTGTTCCACCTTTCATGTTCGTTTTCGAGAACGAGACTCCAAATAGCCCTACGATGAAATTATTCAAGAAACAATTACTAACATATGCCACCATGAACATGAAATGGAAGTCTATGGCACTCACGGGAAAAGTTGATATCAAAGAACTCAACAACATAAAAGACATGCAATTTGCTGAAACCATAAGATTTGCAACTCAGGTTCTTGTTATGGCATGGGGAGTCCCATCTTCAAGATTATCCGATTTCCTCATCTCTAAAGGCGTTAAAGGTTCTGATTCTGGAACAGCAGGATATTACAGGAAAATCAGTCATTACCAGGACTTATTCGAGGATATGATAAATTCTCAACTCCTTTATGAATTCGATGTCATAATGCATTTCAATCGCACTTACAAGGAAGATGAGGTAAGGGAAGTCCAGATAGAGATGTTCAATGTGGATGCATTGACAAAAAAACAGTCGCTTCTTGCACCATATAATAAAAGGCTCAAACAGGAAGTTTTGGTAAGGGAAATGAATCTGAAAGAAGAGGATGTCGAAGATGGCATTTCTCAGATGGAAGTTCCTGGGCAGAGGCAGGGGCAGTTGAATAATGCTACCTTACTCAGCCAGAGTGAGAATAAGCTTGCAGACAATAAAGTAAAACAAAGAATCAATCTTGAAGCCAAATCACTTATGTTTGATGTTTCATGGGATATCTTCTTAGAACAAGTAAGGCATTCCAAAGTTCCTGAAGTATATTATGAAATAAAGGATTCAAAATATATATTCTATCACCAAATGACTAGAAGTACAATAAATGCACCTGTGAAAGAAATTGAAAAAATAAAATTATTCAAGATTTTTGACGGAAAACAACTAATACAAGTAGAAGGTGCATTCAATGGTTAATCCAACAATAGATTTGCCTCTTACACAGGCTATGGCGTATGATGCAAGCGGTTTCATTATATATCTTGGAAAAGCTGCACCTGGAACAGCAACTACAGCAACAGGGTGGCAAATACAAAAATTCACATATAGTGGGACCAATGTGACAAAAATAGAATGGGCAGGTGGTTCCCCTAATTTCGATAAAGTCTGGGATGATCGCAGTTCCTATAGTTATAGTTGATAATTATGATGAGTTTATATATACAGGATGGTAAAGCTAGAAGATTAGCTAAAGAATGTGTTTGTTTAGAATGCAATAAGAAATGGTTAATTCGATCAGATAGAGAAAATTCAGGATATTGTAGAGATTGTTTAACAAAAGGTATAAGAAATCCTATGTATGGTAAGACTGGTTGGAATAAAAATAATAATACTTATAATCGTTATGAATATGCAAGAAACAGGAAAAGAGAAATTGTTTCTATGTTTGGTAATAGATGTGCTATTTGTAGAACAGAAAATCTTCCTATTTCAAATTATGAATTTCATCATCTGAATCCAAAAGAAAAACAGTATCAAATATCAAAGATACTTTTATGGAATTGGGATATAATAAAAAACGAATTACAAAAATGCATAATGATATGTGCTAACTGTCATAAGACTCTGACATTCGGGGATGAGCAATTAAATAAATCGTGATTTTATGGATTTGAAAAAAGTAATTGTCCTTTCGGTGATTCTTATAATTCTTTCAATCTCACTTAGTTATGCAGTTACATTCAAGACTATCTTTAATCCGTTTACTTCCAAGTTGGATTATTATTCTGAATACAATCAGAGTGATGCAATAATCGGGAGAAATCTTACATTGAACAATACTATATGTGCATCAGGTTATGTTCTGACTACAGATGGGAATGGATTTCTTACTTGTGTTCTTGATGCAACAGCAGCAGGTGGCACGAGTAAAGGAGTAGGTCCATGGCTTTACAATATC